AGCTATTTCACTAGAACCAACAGCGTCAGCATCTATCTGAGAAGCACCTACACTATTTAAACTAGCTAAAGCACCAGTAGGAATGTCTGATTCCTTAGCTAAAGGAACACCTCCAGCAGTTGATCCATCATGAACTACTACTGTATCCTTACTTGTATCTACAGTGGTTTCGCCAACTGCGCCAGTAAAACTGGCATGCTCGGCGGTTGTTCCACGTCTTAATTGTAATTGTGTTGACATTATGCGATTCCTCCACAGTCCATTGAGCTAAGAACTAAACCTGAAAAAGTTGGACTAGAATTAGTTGCAACTTGTTGGTTCATGCCATCAGCATAAGTATTTGAATAATTATTAGCTGAAGCTTCTATACCGTCTAGTTTAGTATTTAACGTAGAAGTGAAACTCTCAACGCCTGCATTACTTTCATATGCGGTTTTAATTTCTGTAGCACTTTGATCGGCTGTAGCGCCAACCTCAATGTTATCTAATTTATTACCATCTATAACAAGATCACGGCCATCAACATTACCAGTAACAACAACGTTACCACTAACATTTAAACCGTGTTTAATTTTGAAACTTGAATTGGACATAGTTTCCAAACCTCCACTATGAGTGCCCCCCTAAAGGGGCTTCTTTTTTGATTAGGCTTCTACTAAAGTACGGATTACTTTAACATTATTGTTAGCACTGATACCTGTGCCTCTTAAACGAACGTTACCACCAGAAATATCTGTAGTAAAGGTTACTAGAGGATTGACGCCTGTATGTAACTGCCCGTACTCTGTTAAGTAAGAGGTACTACCATCATGTACAATGAGAACTTCGCTTGACTGATACTCAGAGTTGGTAACGTCCTTGATAGATACAAGATACTTAGCTGATCTATAAGATGTAGCTGAGAAAGTATCCATATCACTAATAGAAGTGCCTAGAGAAGTTACAGTAGCTGTATCTAGTGTCGCAACACTATCAATATCAACAACTGAGGCTTCTACAGTTCCAGCACCACTAATGTCGCTTCCGCCCATTGCAATGTTACCAGTCATTGTACCACCGGCAAGCTCTAATCGAGCATTTAAGGCACTAGTAGTAGAAGCAGCATAGTTAGCATCATCACCAAGTGCTGCAGCTAACTCATTAAGAGTATCCATAGCTCCTGGAGCGGCATCCACAAGATTAGCAACCTCAGTGGCTACAAATGCTGTAGTAGCAATCTGAGTAGTATTAGTACTAGCTGCTGCAGTAGGAGCAGTTGGCGTACCTGTTAAATCTGGGCTAGCGTCTAGACTAAGAGTTAGCTCATTAAGTGCCATAGAGGAGGTTAAATTAGTGCCTCCTGTAATAGTAAATGTATCTGTACCAACTGTTACAGTATCAGAACCTGAATCACCTGCAACGGTTAAGTCAGAACTAATTCCGGTTAAGTTTGAACCATCTCCATACACTGTAGTAGCGTGGATTTCAGCCCATTTCTTAGTAGCAGAACCTAAATCGTATGTATTAGTAGCATCGGGAATAACATCAGAGGTAAGCTCAGCTAAAATGCTAAGATTATCTGAATTGGCATCACCGAGTGTCAATGTACCGCCATTAGCAGTCATTGTCCCTGTAATCACAGCGTTTCCGCCTACATACAAATTTTCTTGAGTGGATATACCACCAGTTACTTTAAGAGCACCGGTGGACGTTGAGGTTGATGAAGTATTGTCAGTAATTACAATAGCTTTATCGGCTGTAACAGTAGATCCAGTTACAGCAGTAATATTATTAACTTTTAAAGTAGACATAATTTTCCTTTATTATTCGTGCAATACAAACCATGGATCATGGATATATACTGTAGAATTTTCTGATATTGTTAAAGTTGCACCACTATTAATCTGCCAAGGTCCGGACTGTTCAGCTAAGAAGTATGAAGGTAATGTATAATCATACGAAAGCTGGGTAGCCCAAGCATTTAAAGGATTAGTAGTAGTAGTTAGTGTGGCATTAACCCATGATGTACCGTTGTACTGAAGTACATGATCAGCTTCTGGAGTATTAATAGTAATATCAGTCAGACTTGTAAGATTTGTCTTAGCAGTGTCTTCCTGAGCTTCCCAGATACTAGTAGCAGCATTGTATTTTAGTACTTGACCATCCGAAGGTGAAGCAACACTAACATTATCTAAAGCATTCAACGATCTAGTTGTTAGCTCTAGGATATTATTAGAGGTGTCTCTAACGTAAAGTTTTTTATCGGCAAGGTTAATTGCAATCTCACCAGCTTCTAAATTGCTGGTGGTAGGCGCATTACCTGCCGAACTCGTTCTTTTGGGTTTAATCTGTAGTGCCATATGGCCCTCCGTTTATTGCTTCGCTATGTAGCGATGAGTTAAAGTTCTCTATATAGAAAACTTGATTAACCTGGAAATATATGATTCCCAACTTATTTAATACTACTGACGTATTAAATAAGTTGGGAACCGAAGTCCCCAACTCATATATTTTATTTACTTACTTAGTAAGTACCACCGTCGATAGCATTAGACCATTCTGGAGCAGTTGCACCAGAATTCATTACTAACATCTGTCCTGCAGTACCTTTAGCAAGTTTAGAAACTGAAGTTGCGCCAGACGCAAACATCATATCACCTACAGTGTAAGACGTAAGTCCTGTACCACCATTGGCTGCTGTTATAGTATCAGCGTTCCAAGTACCTGTAGAGATAGTACCTACAGTACTAATAGCTGTTTGACCTGCCCAAGCTGTATCAATCTGAACAGTATCAGCATTAACAACGATACCGTTGCCTGCGCCTACATCTAGAGTGTTACCTAACTTAGTCATACCAGTACCAGCTGTTAGCTGACCTGCACCAGAGAACTGAGTCCAAGTATTAGCATCTGTACCAATAGTAAGTGCACCATTAGAAGTAACTACAAAACCGCTGTCTGCATTACTTGTACCTTCTTCAACAAATACGAAAGTACCTCCAGATAGCTCACCAGCTGCATCCATATCTGAAGCACGAGTAGGAGCTCCCGAAGCAGCAACGACGTATATTCCATTTTCAGAAGCTGTAGCCTGATCCTTAATAAGGATACGGTCTCCAGTTCCTAAAGTAACTCCGTCAATAGCGAGGCCATTAGTAAAGTCAGAAGCTAAAGTACCTGCAGCAGCAGATGCGGCACGTACTGAATCTTTAACGTCTAAACCTTGTTTAGAAGCGTCAACGTAAGCCTTAGTAGCAGCATCAGTAGCTTGTGTTGGAGTAGCAAGATCAGTAATCTTGTTAGAACCCATACTTAGAGCAGATGCTTGTGTACCTATAGACGTGATATTAGTCTGTGCAGCAGTGTCTAGAGTACCTGAAAGAGATACAGCAGATAAACTATTAATTCCAGCGATATCTTTAGAAGCGTCAACTACTAAAGCTTTAGAGGCTGTAGTAGCCCCAGCTGTAACACCTAGCTCAGCAGCAGCAACAACGGCAGCTCCAAGACTAGTAACACCTGATGCAGAGATACTTACATCTCCAGACATAGCAACAGATTCGAAGCTACTGCCATCAGCAACTAGGAAGTTACCAGCAGTTGCAGTTGCAGTACTAACATCATCTAATTCAGATAAGGCATTAGCACCAACGTTAGAAGCTGCAATTTTCTTCATTGCGCCGGCTGATGTATCATAGATCATCATATAATCACCAGCAGCAGCATTACCTGCTAATTCTGTCTGACCTGTAATTACGTTATCATTTAACATATCCTTCTCTACAGAAGAATTGCTAATAGTGACTACACCAGCGTTAGTCATAGTAACGTCGCCAGAAACAGCTACAGAAGCTACGTCTGTTCCATTACCAACTATAACTTTACCATCACCAGAAGCGTCTAAATCAGTAGGGGCTCCAGCAGCTCCACCGACTTTAACAGTACCCTGAGCCATGTTACCTAGCTTAGCATTAGTTACCTGATCATCGGCAATATTAGCAGTAGTAATAGCACCTGAAGCAATTTCAGCAGAACCGACTTTTCCAGCCCCAATCTCAGAAGTAATGCTAATATTAGCAGAACCGTCAAAGGAAGCAGAACCTGTAATATCACCAGCTAAAGCGACAGTGCGAGCAGTGGCAAGAGTAGTTGCAGTATCTGCATTACCCGTTACGTCTCCTGTAACATTTCCTGTAACATTTCCTGTAACAGGTCCAGTAAATCCAGTAGCTGAAACAGTACCAGTAACTACAGTAGAGTTACCTATATTAACTGTACCCGCGCCTTTAGCCGTTAAGCTTAAGTCTACGTCTGTACCTGAACCCGTTGCTTCAAACTGTGGAGCACTTCCTGCTGCAGCATTCGTAATCTTAACAAAGTTTACAGCTGTTGCAGTCTTACCAAATAGAAGTTGCTCATTTCCTGAGTCATCCAAGATACCTTTAGCATCATCAACTTGAATGTTGCTGCCATTAGTATCTAGATCTCCACCCAACTGAGGGGCAGTATCTTCTGCTAAATTTAGCATTACAGTACCAGCAATATCAGGGAGGTTAATTACACGATCACCTGTTAAAGTTGGGGCAGCTAAAGTTAATGTATCTGAACCTTCTGTAATTAGAAGAGAACTATCACTAAGAGTAATATCCCCTGTAATCGTATCTCCAACATTGGATACGTACCCTTTAGTACCACCAATTAGAATGCTTCCAGAAGCTCCATCTGGGTGTCCAATGTATAAACCATCATTACCGCCTACATAAGCCAACTCACCTGCTGCTAAACCTGCAGGTGCATTAGAAGTTGCGGTTCTTTTAATTTGAATAGTATTCGCCATACTTTAATTCCTTTTTTTAATTCTTTGTGTTAGTAAACACAGTGTAAAATATTTTTCGAAAAATATTTAGAACGTACCACCGTCCATTGCTATGGTATCAAAATCACCTGAGAGAGCATCTGCTAATACAAATAACTCCCATTCAGAATTTCTATATACCTTCATTTGGTTATTAGTCGTGTCATACCAAAGATCCCCTTCATCTACAGCACCTCCGGTAGGTGCTGATCCAGCTCTCCACGCATTATCTGCTAATTCATTTAAAGCGTCTTGAACATTCGTGGATGCAATACTGCCGTGTGGGCTATAAGAAACACCTCCAGCATTATTTACGGAACCAATTTGGTTATCTACGTATGTTTTTACGGCTCTTTCAGTAGAAACTGCAGTATCGCTGTTCCCTACTAATGTGCCCTCTGTGCTGAACTCGCTAATTGCTACCCCATTAGGTAGGGTTAGAGTTGCTGCAGTAGTTAAGCGCATATCACTTACAACTTCGACATATGTATTCCTGTAAGAATCCAGTTTATCGAGTTTAATTTTATTTCCCATTATTGTTGCTCCAGTACATTATGCTAATAAGTACCTCCATCCATACCTACATCGGGATAATTTCCACTATCCCCGTCTGATTTAGTATCGGATAATTGATTGGATAAGACAAGTTCCTCCCATTCATTACTCCTTCGCACCATTAGTTTATTATTGGTAGTGTCATACCAAGTATCTCCTTCATCTACTGAATGAGCAGCAGCATCAGGTGCAATAGCTTGATTATAAGCATTATCTATTAACTCTTCTAGAGCTCCTTGAACGGTAGTTGAAGAAATACTTCCATGAGGGGTAAACGCCATTATTCCAGCACCTCCAATAGTAGAGGTAGTTGTTACTACTATATCTGAGGTTTCTGCTACAGTAATGACTATAGACATATTAGGTTCTCCTCTTAAAAAAATCTTGTATCAAAACTTCTATTGATATGAGAATTATAACACAATATACCTGCATTGTCAATAAAAATTTTTCGAAGGTTCACTAGGTAGTTACCTCGGAGGCAATCGTTACTCTACCCTGTAATAATCTTATTACAGTACCATCTATATGTTCCATTTCTACGTCATAGGTTTCAATCCCGACATCCATACCTGTAGTAGCACTAGCAGATAAAACAGCCTTAAATATACCATTAGGTAAGTCTAAATCTATCATACTAAAGGTAGCTGAAGGTCCATCTGCATAAGCAGACTTTTTGATTTGACCCCTAAAAGACCACCCTGTTAAATCCTTGTTCGTACCTGCGGGCTCATCTAACGATAGTGTCATTTCGAAAGTGGATCCTTGTTCAATAACTATATGGTGTTTTCCTGCGGACATCTTAAACTCCTAAACTAGCTTCAAGCTCTTGTATTCGGTTATTTTGAATATCTAATAAGGACTTTAGTTCTTTTATGGACTCTACTAGTATAGATGTTAACTTACTATACTGAATACCTTCCGTATTGGGAGAGACTAAATCAGGATATACCTTTTCTACTTCTTCTGCTATCAAACCTATTTCGTGCTTGCCAGTAGCTATTCGGTCATACTCGACACCCTGTAATTTAACTAATTTTTTTAATTGATTAGTTATGGGTTTGATATTTTTCTTGAACCTTTTAGAAGAAGTCTCTACCAAGGTACCTGTAACAGTTAGATTATCTGCATACAAATCATTATACCCTGTGGTATTGATTGTAGCAAGAGACAACCAACCACTATTTGCTGAGTTACGTATTTTTAACTGATTTGTTCCTGTATCTAACCACCACTGATAAGGTTGAGTTACGCCTAAAGTGCTCACATTACTGAGGTCACTTGGATCTGTTGCTCCACTACATTTAGAAGCTGCAGATGCTAAAGAGTTATTTAAATCTGTCCGTATTTGCGGAAAGAAGTCATTTGCTATATTATAATCGTGTTGAGACATATATGTTTTCCTTTAATAACCAACTGCTATATAATTAAAATTCTTCTCAGGTCGCCCATCTGTACCATACAACTGATTTAAAGAATTATATATAGCTACAGAGAATCCTGAGTTATTTTGATTTGTTAAGTTCCAATAGTCCCCGGTACTAAGGTCACTTACTGTTAATCCCACGCTGGGGCCTGTTTTAAAGTCTTGGTCAAATACTACATCTTTTATACCCGAAACAGTACTAATGTTATACGCTCGCGCTGTTCTGTCTGGCATATCTATTGTAGTTCTTAATTTAGTTACTACAATATTATGGTTGGGGTCTGCTGTAAATAACTTTAATCTAAATTTATAGGCTCTCGCACTATAATCCCCAATATTAAAGGGGGTCCAAGAATCCCATAAGGGGTTAGGAATACTTGGGTCATCAGAGGTGGTAGATACTTGAAGCTGTACATCTGCATCAGATACATCACCTCCATCAAATTTACCACTATTTGAATCAAACAATCCAGAAGCTGTATCAAAAGTAGTACCTACATCTGTAGTATATACTGCAAGATCAGATGTAACTCTAGAAGTAAACACTTGGCCTAAATCAACAGGATTAGTACTAAAGTTATAATAACCTAAGGTTTTAACTAAACTAGCTCCAGGGGTTACAACTCCATAATCATAGGAATCTATAGCAGTTATACTTTCATTCTGTAAATCTACTCCGGGTTCATCAAAGTCGTGTATTCCCGAAGTGTTCTCACTACCTCCTCCAATAGATACTATAGTGGAGCCCGATAAGGAATCTGATAGTGGGATTCCTATACCCCCTTTTGGCTCTATTATATCTACTATACTAGTAATAGTACCTTTATCTAATATAGTAGAAGTCGCGGTTAAGGATCCTAAGTCTTCAGGTGTTTCCATAGATTCCGCAGAATAATCTGCATCAGTAATTTCAGCTAGCCTCAAAGTACCATTCTGAACCGTAGTATCTGAGTGATCCCCTAAAAACTGTATATCTTCAACATTACTATGTACAGCATTTAAAGACATCATAGTAGCTACATTTGATTTAGCCGCTACAGCATTTACAGATTCATTTCCTGAGGAGTCATATGCTTTTATTAAGTAAGAACCTGCTAATAGAGGTACCGTAGTAGAGGAGGAGCTACCCCCTATTTTTCCACCAATATCAGTACTACCTGCCCAAATAGGGTTAACTATAGCATTATTATATCTAATTCTATAGTAGCCTCCATTAATTACATCTAAGTCAGAGTTACTTGTGGGTCTATCCCATGTAATAATAGCATTATTTCCCACGCCTACTAAATTTAAGCCCGTAACATCTGAAGGTAAGGTTTGCTTACCATTTAAAGTCTTTTGGAGGGTTACCCAACTAGAGAATTTACCTAGAGTATTTTCTACTTTTACTCTTACACTATAAATACCTGCGGGGGTGCTATCTATCTCTACATAACTAGATTGTGTAGAACCCGCACTTAGCCAGTTAGATGTAGCATTTTTATACTCTATAACATAGTTTTTCTCATAAGGATAACGACTATTTCCATTGTAAATCGGGTAATCCCAACTAACTACCATCCTATTGTTTACAGACTTATTAGGGTTTAAATACAGTTCTTCTTGAATATCTAAATTATTAATAGAAGGTACAGAGTCTGAAGGACTAGGTAGTGAATTTATAGTTTTGTCTTGTAACGATACTCCTGATTCAATATAATTATATTTAGAACCATTGTACTCTAAAGCTGTTACGGTATACTCGTTCTTATGAGACTCTGCAATTGCTAAAACTCTAAAATCTTGAGTTTCAGTTATCCCGATCTCGTCGAGTACCCACAAGTGTTGTGTAGTGGGGACTACCGAAAAGGCTGAGGAAACTTCGATAGCTAGAACATTGGTACTATCTAGTATATTAGTAACATCTTTTGTTTCTACAGATGTATAATCCTGCCATTGACCACTAGCATTAACACAATCTTCCTGTGTAGTGTACGCACTACTGACTTCACTATTTAATATGCAAGTAGGGCTGGTTCTCATAATACTTAAGGTATAAGAATTTGTAGTATCAGTACTTAGAGGGTAATCTAAACATACTAAAGTATTACTGGTAGTTCCCGAAGCATTGGAGGCTGAAACTCTTCCTCCCATACGTTTTCCTGCGCGAGCGGGGTCTGCTATTTTTACTAAATCTCCTGGTCTTAAGGATGCCCCATCTAAGCCAGTTTTGAAACTTATAGTATCTGTTTCTAGTCTCTCAGAGTACAGAATCCATTTACCAATTCTGTGAGCTTGAGCTCTAGAAGTACACCCAAAGGCTATGACATCAGTCTGTCTAACACCCCACTTAGTAATACCGGAGCGGTCCTCTACATACTCTATATTTCTTCTATAAAAATCCTCTGGGTTATTCCAAGTAACTAATGCAGTAGTATGTCGAGCTTTCTTCGCTGTCCCTGAGTAAGTAAAATCACCCCCTATTACATTAGCCTCACTAAATAACATTATAGGGTCTTTAGGGGAATCTTGGACTGCTGTAAGCATTCCTTGACCCCAGTAGGTCATACCTCTAAACACTGAAGCCATATCCGTTATTATTTTTAGGGCTTCATTTTGGGTTTGAATATATAAGTTTAAAGCAAATCTCTTTTCTTTAGCTCCAAAGCCATCATCAACACCTAAAAAAGTTCCAGATGCGTCAACAGCATCACAGTATCTAGCTATTTGGTATAAAGCCCACTTATCAATATGAGTTTCCGGAATATAAGCTCCGAGACCATATCTTTCATCTGTCAATATATCATAATAACACCAAGCGGGGTTATTAGTCCAAGCAGTTTTGAAAGTACCATCCCAAGCGCCCGAGTATAAGTTAGTAACTCCTGTCTCTAAAGAATCTGTATTATTATAATTTGTAGGTACTCTTACTTTTAAACCTTTTATATCGTAAGCTCTATTAGGTATCCTAGAAAACTGTTTAGCGTCTATCTGAAGACCTACTAAAGCACTATTTGGGTACGTGAACTTATTATCAATAATTTGAGTATAGGACTGCCAGTACAGAGAGTTTTGTGTAGATAAATCTGCCGCATCGTCTGTAATTCGTTCTACTTTTATAGTCACTACTGTAAAAGAACCACTTAAGTTTATTCGATGTTGTCTCTCATACTTCTTAGTAGTTTTTCCTTCCATAGTAGATTTCACTCTTTCTACAAAACTACCACTATCGTACTTAATATACACTTTATAAGACACAGAACTTCCATGCATATCTCCAGTTTCTTTATTTTGTACAGTTAAAGAAGGAGTATATAAAGTTACAGAAACTGCATCTAAGTTAGGATTATTTATAGATCTAACTATGGGTCCGGGGGCGCCTTTCTTTAATTGAGTACCTACGGCAACTCCAGACTCAACGCTAGTAAAACCTCCTACATACGTTTGACTCTGTTGCCCCGTTCTTTGTTCCCAACTAACATCTTCGAAGTTATAAGAGTTATCACTATTCTGCAGTGCTGTTTCGTTTAAGTATATAGATTTAGCACCGTCTACCAAACCCTCAATTTCACCTTCGCATATTAAATCTAGTACTCTAGCGTTAGCTTTAGAAAATAAAGAATCTGGGTCCTCTTTAGCAGGCTGCCCGGCACCACCTCCTTTACCTCCCCCCTTACCCCCCATTACAGGTATATTATTGGAAGCTAGTTGGTATGCCTCTCCGGAATCCCCTCCGTTATGTACTCTTATACCGTTAGCTATAAAAGTTTTAAATTCTTTTACAGTAATATTATATACAGTACTACTAGTAGATACTTCTGCAATATCTTCAATAGGTAGTAGGGTACCTGAGTCACTAACTAAAGCGTCTTCCTTTGTTAAGTCTCCCACCCTCTGAAAAGTATTATCTTCTCTTAAGAACCAGTGGTTAAAAGTAGTATAAATTACCCCTAACCAATGTTTGATACGCACTACAGAGTGGTCTTCATGCTTGTGTGTAGAAGCGACTGTACTAGTATGTATAGTACCCTCTACAGAAAAACAAAATACTTCATCACCTACACTTAATTCTTCAATTTTCGTACTACCATAAGGAGTAGATACGAGAGTCCCTGCCGAGAAGCACCCTTTGGAGCCTCCAATAGCTCTTTCTCTAAGTAAGGGGCCCTCGGTATTCCATTCTTTTATATGTTTATAATCTTCGTTGTTCATGGTACATAGTCCTCTGAGTACACTCCAGCACTAATTACAGCACTTCCAATTGTTAATCTTCCATAGCATATAGGTACAGGAACACCTTGTCTACTAGTATTTATAGGACCATCAAAGTGGTAAGAAGGTAAGTTATCTGCATATTGGTATTCCCCTCGAGGCTTGGGCTGAGGCGCTAGAGCTTGAGATATACCTCCCAGCATCATAGAAACTCCAAGTTTTGCTATCATACCATTAGTTACCCCCATTCCTAGCCCTCCCGCGAAGGGCATACCCCAACCACTAATTCCTGAGACAGATATTGCTTCAAAAGATACTGCTTCAAAAGCGGCAAATTCTGCAGCAGAACCAGGTGCTATTGCACCCATTGCAGGCCAAGCTGCCCATATTAAAACCGCCCCTAATATTATTTTAAATGTGGAACTTTTTGAACCAGAAATTACTGGTACTATTTTAAATACTTGAGCACCTAAAGGATCCGTTAACTGTAACTCGTCAATAGACTTCTTGCCTACAAAGACTTGATAGCCTTTTAGGTCCTTTAATAAATACTCTCTGAAACCTCTTAAGTTTACATCTAAAGCTCTAATTGCTTCTGACGGATTACTTATATCTAACTTAAAAGACTTACCAAATTTCTCTCCCAATTCACCATATAGTTGTATAGATTTCATGGTACATAATCTTCAGAGAATACACCCGCACTAATTACCGCAGCACCTGCTATCATACGCCCATAACATACAGGGACCGGAAGCCCTTGTCTGGAGGTAGAAACAGGCCCATCAAAATAATAAGAAGGCGCATTATCTGCTGTAATAGTTTCTGGAGTCTTAGGCTGTGGCGCAAGCATTTGAGCAGCCCCTTGAAGGGCTAAACCTAAACCGAATTTAGCTACATCTCCATATGAGAAGCCTCCAAAAAGCCACTCAGTTCCACCAACTGTTTCGCCCCAAGCAGCTTCACCCCCTATTGCTGGTGCAAAATTCCAAGCACCCCAGATCATTAAAGCTCCAAAGATAAGTTTACCTAGTCCCCCTTTTTTTGATCCACCAACTACAGGGATTATTTTAATAGTGTTTCCGAAAGCGGGGTTACTTATTTGTGTTAAACTGTAATTATCTGAACCTACTCTTATTTCATAGTATTGATCTATATTAGCTAGGTACTTAATAAAAGATTTATTATTTGCAGAGATACCCCTAAGAGCTTCTGCAGGGGAGTATATATCTAAAAACCACTCTTTTCCGAACTCTTTTCCGAGTTCCCCATATAGTTGTATTTTTGTTAACATAGTGATTTGTGCCTTAAGTGGTACGTTGTATGCTTTCTCCAGTAACCCCCATAGATATCCCGAGAAGAAAGCCTATCCATAACGTGATGTATTATTAAACCATCACCCATATAAATAGCTGCGTGATTAGGAACAGAAGAAATTAACTGAATTAGGAAAGCATCGTGTTTACGAATATCTAAAGGGTTGTTTATAACTACGAAGCCTTGTTTAGCATAATTGTCTACATAAATATTTTGTCCTTTATCCCACCACTCATAGTCTCTAGGTATAAAGTCTAGTTCAATATCTAACTCTTCTTTATAGTAATCTTGTACTAAAGAATAACAATCTACTATACCGTGGTGGAACTCTCTACCCACTAAGGGCAGTTTGAAACCGTCAGGTTCGATACGTAATAGCTTATTTAAAGGCCAAGCCAGTATATACCAAGGCTTACCTGTTGCGTTACAACTTACTCTATCCGCTTGACTAGGTTTAGCTTCTACAAAAGGGTGACTATGTACAATAGCTATAATATCTCCTAAGTCTTCTGCATCGGCATAGTCCCTGGGGTCAATTATAAAATCTTCCTCGGGATTGTCTGCTATATTTTTACACGGTATGTAAACTTCCTTACCTTTTTTATTTATTAGTAGTCCACAGGCCTCTTTAGGCAGTGCTTCTTCGGCTTGTTCTCTTAATTTATCTAAGTTAATATCTAACATTATCCTACCTTGAGTCCTGCTCCGGGGAATCCTCCAAAAGGCATGGAACCCGATACCCCAAACCTTAATTCACAATCAGATACTCTCTTACCACAGGCATCCTGCTCTACGGTAGAGACTGAAGAACCATTTTCGTCATAGTAATCTGTGCCTGTGTACCCACACTCCGCATGTCTATATACCCATAAACAAGTATTGCGAATAATCTGTCTTTTAGGTAATTTAACTCCCTCTATGTCGAAGGAAGGGGCTAATTCAAATTCTACTAAGACTTTATTCTCAACGGACTTTCTATCTATATAGAATATATCATCCTCAAAAAAAGCTGTTGCATCTTCAGTACTGTTAGCATACCAAGTACCTGTACAGGTACCTGAGGTATATGGAGTCCACGTTCCTGAGTTTTCCAAGCATTCTGTTTTATCTTCATAGGAAGCATTTGAACAAGTACCACTTAAAGACTGCCCAGATATGACGCAGTAAGCATCTAGATACCTAGCGAAAGTTCTTTTTCTCAGTACTTTGCAACCTATTAAGTCTTCATAAGACTGTATATAATTTGTAAAAGAGTTATTAATATTAGCTACTTTAAAACTGGGGCGTGCAATAGCACCTCTACCTGCAAACTCAAAGCCTGTAACTTCTAAGGGAAAAGCTACGTACCTGTTACCCTGCCAAACTATATTCTCATATACCTCATTTGTACCTGCATGAAACCTTAAAGTTTCAGAGCCCCCTACACTAGTTAAGTCTAATTCGAATAATTCTACTATTACACCCGGTTCTAGAGAATGAAGCCTAGAGACTAAATCAGATTGTGACATATTTCTACTCCTATATTATAGCCCAAGTGTTCTTCAAAGTATTATAACTACTTGATTAAGTAATACTCTTTAATAAACATTTCACTACTTTAGATAATTAAATTAGAAAAACCTATTATACCAAAATATACCAGAAATGTCAAGGTATATTTTTCTAAGGCTCAAATACTTTAGTGAAGGTACAACTGATAGACTTAGTATTGTTTGCTACAAGAGATATATCCCACTTAGGACAGTAAACTCTAATACTGGAAGAGGAGTACGGAGGGGTCCAGTCAAACGCCTCCACACCCTTTCTGTCTTCCAAGAAACCTACTAAAATATCAGCCTCCGTTGAGTTTCTATTTATAAAACTTAAGCTCCAATTCTCTTCAATACTATTTATACCATCAACAGTTCTTTGTAGATACCCGTCACCAAACTGAGCTTTTAAAATCCTAGGTGTAGGATTTCTTTTAACCCCCTTAGTAGGGTTAAAAGTTACCACTGTATTAAAATTAGCCATTTATTACCTCGTATAGTTATTTAGCATGCCGCCATATCTCTGTTGATCTAACAGCTCTTGTCTTACTGCACCCGCTATCATATCTCCTAGTTTATCACCGAAGTCCTTCATTTGGGAAGTATCTTTACCTCCACCAGACTGAGCTACATTTACGTCTGCCTTACCATCTGAAGCCACATTAACAGAAACGTTAATAATAGGAGCACCCTTACCTAGCGCTTTTCCTCCTACAATAGTAACAGGAAGTGGTTTGTTTAATGGTATAACCGCTTCAGGACCTGCCTCGCCAATAATAGTGTTAGTAGGCTTCCCAACTATACCACCTTTAGCTAACATAGTGGGTTCTCTCCAGGAAGCAGGCACTCCCTCGGGGGTCCCTCCTATAGCCTGTCCCACCATACCACCTGACTGGCCATAGTGTGTAGTTAAATTAGTAGGTGTAGAAACCGCATTGGAGAAGAACGCATTCCCAAATATCTTTCCTAAACCAAAAGGTAAGTTACTATCAAATAACGCATTCACGCTACTTAATGCAGCCGTATTAGCATCACTAGATAATGAGTTAGAACTTCTAAAGTACCCTGCGTTATTCATATCCTCTTTACTGCTGAAGTGTTGTAATTCTGAAGATCTAGAGGCTCCGGGTCTTCTCCATCTACCTTGTTCCTCTGTCTCAAATCCGGAATCAGATACGCTATAGGAGTCAAACTGATTAAACATATCTGCCGCAGGACCTAAACGTCCTAATAATTCTCCAATTAAGGGACCTACAGGACCGAAGCTATCTAAAGCCTTATTAGACTTTTTAACCTTGTAATTGCCATATAGATTACTATGGTTTGGCCAATTTATACCTCCGTCAGCATAACCTGTTGACATACCTTCAACTTGTTTTAAGGCATCTCCACCAAGAGGAACCGTCTGTCCTGTTTGAAGTTGTGCAGATAAGCCCCCTTTATTATCCATAACGGTTGGAATAGACCTACCATCGGGCATAGGTACAATAGCTTCAGGGAACTTGCCTTCACCTACTACACCTAAAGTGGGTTTATTAACAGTTCCGCCATCTGCAAAGGCTTTAAAACCTCCAGGGAATACAGCCCCATTTGCTGCAAATAACGAGTCAAACATCCAATCCATAGTCTTATCAGCAGCTTTATTAGCTAGAGAGTTTATAATAACGTTACCCATAGCCATGGTGAAATTGGCAAAAGTTTGTTTAAGATCAAAATTACCTGTTTTGATTGCCGTACCTATACTTTGTGCTAACGATGCAGATCCGACATTAAATACCCCTTCCGCGGATACTCCCCAGTCTGTTAACGTTTTACCTAATGTAGAATTATTTATTTTATAAACTTTTGCTAAGTTATCTTTAGAAACAACATCAGCTTTCTGACCTTCCTCTAACCCTGTAACTACCGCTCCCCCTCTTTCACGGAAAGTGTTATCAAACTTATTATACCATATATCTAGCTCGTTTACGTGTTTGTTATTTAAGGTGTCTAATGATTTAAGATACGCAGCCGAAAGGTTACCTTTTTCTTCAAGCCACCCCTTCGCCGCCTCACTACCTTCCGGAGAGTTCTCTATTATGTCTCTAATATTTCTAAAAGTATTATAGAGGTTACCTACCTGCTCTTCTATAACACCCTGTATATTCTCGTCATGAACGTATATAGAGCCTTTCTTAAGTCCCGCCTCTGCTAATTTATCTTGGCTAGATGCATCTGGAAGTAGTCCTCCCATATCTTTTGTAGTTATACCCATACTCGCATTAAACTTATCTTCATCGCAGGTCCAAATCTTATACTTCACGTACTCATAAGCTTGAATTATAGTACTATATATATCTTCTGCTAAATTATTAGGATCGTAGCTAGAAGTATCAGTAGATATTCTATCCTCTATACTACTCTTAGCAGTTTGTGCTAATTCAAGCATTTTTAAACCTACAGCATCTCCTATATCGGAAGCACTATTTATAGTACTAGTAGCTACTTCAGAAATTAAATTCGTAGCTTTAGGTATCCACACCTCTGTAGCGCTTACACCCTCACTTATCATTTCTTTCCAAGAGGTATCTTCCTCCTTAACTACTTTAGTTTCTTCTAGTAACTGGGAACTTGCTCTTGATATTCTAACTAGAGTTTCGGCTTTACTATCATCACCTTCGTTGAGTTTACCTAACTCCTCAAGTATTTTCTCTTGAAGAGAGGAATCATCCCGTTTTTTAGGTTTGTCAGAACTAAACCAATCAAATCCAAAGAATTCAGGTAAACCCGTGTTAGGGTTTATAGTGCCTGAACCTCCTAAAGATTTTAGTAATGCTTGTTCGTCTTTATTAATATGAGCTAACTCAGAATCTCCGTTACGTCCTAAGGAAGCTAAGCCCCCATTAGAGAAGCCTCCTGCGAAGTTTAATAGACTATCTAAGATACCCTGCTCCTTAGGCTTCTCCTTGAACATAGTAGGATTAAAGTTGTATAGTATCTTTTTCGTCTCTCCATTTAATATACTACCGTGTTTATCAAATAGTTCCTGGGCATCTGTTCTGTTACCTAAAGTCTTAAGCAGATGAGCCATATAAGCCTTCTGTCCCAACTTGTCTGTACTTAATAAACTAAAGTCCTGGTTCGCCTCTTGGGCCTGACTAATATAGGCTACTTGCTTCGCCCCTATATAGTCTATAGTACTTTTTGGACCAAATTTAGTACCTGCAAAGTTTCTTAGATTTTTAAAGATTCCAGCATTAGCTAGAGCTTCATCCAAGTCTCTGGAGTGCTTAATTATAGAATCTAGTTGATAAAATATTTTAGCAGTACTTGTATTAGCTAGTTCTGCCCCCGTATCATAATCCCTATGAGAGCCGCCATGTAACTTAAGTTTTGGAGTTGGGTTTTTATTAAAGGTTCTATTCTTTCCGGCTAACCACATCCAACCAGCTCCTGATGCGGCTAATCCATTTAAATGTGTATCCATAGCATGGGCTGCAATATCATTTATTATATTTGTGGCGTATATAATATTCCCACCCGTCGAATCAATATCTACCCTGTCTGTAGAGAAATTATCTAATCCATAATCCCAGGCCTCTTTCATATCCTTATTAATACTTCCATGTACTTTAAAGGTACTACTACCGTCTAAGTACTTAGCATACTTTGCAGGTATAGGAGTAGGTGTTTGAGCAGGTGTTTGAGCCCCTAAAGAACCCCCCTTTGCAAACCCAGGGAGCTTATCTTCATTAATAGCTTCAATTAGCGCTCGGTGCTTCCCAGTAGACGCTGCATTGATTACGTACTCACCATTAGAGAGCATTGCGGGGATTTTATCCTCTTTTGGACCACCAGGTCCTGTGATAGACCCGCCAGTTGCCCTATTAACTCCAGCCCAAGGGTTATAGGTAGGAGTATCTGGAGCTCCTGGAGTACGTGGATTATAATCCTGCCAAAAAGTTTGTAAAGCGCCAATTAAATCATCTAGTTTACCTACTAAAGTATCTGCTATAGTGGTTTTTAAATCTGTAATACTATTGGCTATAGCTAAAGAGTCTAGGTCTTTTAAAGAAGTGCCTAGTGTCTTCATGGCTTGTACACTTGCGGATAACTCTACAGTGTTATCAAGAACTGCATTTAAAGACTTCTCTGCTTGTGCTTTTGCAAGTTCTGCGCTGATTCGGGCTTCTTGTTCAGGGGTCTTACCTCCCTCATTAGCAAATCCTGCCATAATTTGGCTCTGTCCTAGTACCATTAGGTCTTGACCCTGCTGGATTAGTGAATCTCCTAAAGATCCCCACATAGTGTCTACTAAATCCGCAGCCCAGATAGTGCCGTGCTCTTCCCAGTTTTCCATAGCTTTTTGGTTAACAGTACGGAAAGAATCTACAGAAGCCTGTACCATAAATTCAGCAAAGGAAGACATGCTATCCTCCATTTCCTTAATAGTATAAAACCACTCATCTCTTACAGTTTTTGCCCATTCATTACCATTTTTCATGCGGCGTTTATGTGCAGCTTCCTGGTCCTCGTAGAAACTTTGCTGTAAGTCTCTTAGCTCTTCTTGCTTCTGATACTCTAAACCCATTAACTCTAGAGTTTTAATTCTATACTCCAAGTCATCTGAATTATACTGACCTCTCTCTTTTAGGAGTTTTGATCTATCTCTCTCACGACTCTGTTCTGCTGCTAAAAACTTAAGAGACCTGGCTTGTACCAAGTTTTCTTCTTTGAATAACTGGGACTTAGTGTCTCTTTGAGACTCTACTAAAGATAGGTATGCTTCAGTTGTACTTATCTGAGCATCGTACATTCTCTGTCTATTTTCCAGTACTTTATTTATACGATTCTCTTCCTGAAGGATCGCAACATCTAAGTTATAAATAGTACGCAGATGTACTGCCTCTTGTTGCCTTTCTTCAGCAGTTTTTTCAGATAAAGCTACACGTACCTTCTCAGCCTCATACACCTCGCGTAGGCGAGCAATTTGCTGTAGTTCTAATGTAGTATCTGCTTTAATTCTATTGCCAGAAGCATTGGCTTCTAGCTCTATTAAAGACTCCGTTCTACTTCGAAGTTCTTCTTGCTTATTAAGTGCTGCATCTACATATTCTATCTTACGAGTATTAATGGCCTGACGTCGTGCATCCTTAACTATTTCAGACTGGATATCTAAATACTTTTCTTGTAGGGTATTCTTGGCTGTTTGTAGCTCTACTTGGCGGTTATACTCTTCAGTAATATAACTAGTATCCCCTTTCTCTAGACTTAGATTAGTTTGATACTTAAGTTGTAAATTGTTTAGCTTCTCCTGGTGAGTCGCCTGCTGTACTAAGAGATTATTAGCTAGAACTTGCTCTATATTAATACTGGTTGCTAAACTCTCTATCTGAGTTCTTAAACCTAAAAGAGCTCGGTTTCCTTCTAACTCTTGATTTTTTAATTTTGTAAGAATCTTTAGGTTTTCTACATTTACATTCTGGTAACTTTCCCGTATCTTAAATATTTTTGTTTCTAAGCCCAGTATAGCAGCTTGTGTACTTCTTATCTTTTTAGCATCTTGCTTATCCTCATCTACAGAAGTTAAAGCTGCTAAAATAGCACGCCTATTTTCCAGCATTTGGTTGTGGTGCTCTAATTCCTTAGATACAGCAGTATTATGAGATGCTGCTGCTCCATTCAACAAACCAATTTCTTTCTTATTCCTTGCTAATCTTTTAGCTAATCTGGTTTGATTCGCTAAACTTAGTTCTATAGCTCTGGCATCTAATAGAGCTTTTAGATTGTAACCTTTCTGCTTTGCTAATAACTTATTAACCTCTGTTAGTGGTCCTTCTTGCCACTCTTCTTTATCAAAAGTTCTAGCTTTAGTACGTGGGTCCACTAAAGGGGCATTAAGCTTCTTACCCATCTCTATTAAGGTTTTGTATTGTTGCTCAGCATTTTTAAAAGCATTGGTACGTCCCAACCAGTCATCTTCAGGTTTCACCTTTATAGCTTCTAAACTATTATTGAAGTTCTCCAGAGCTTCAATCATACCGTCAAATATAGAGACATTTTTAAAACCTTCTTCAAACGTTTTATACTCTTTATTAAACGCTTTTGAGGAATCTACAGCACCTCGGGTATTACCCGCAAGTAGCTTCTGGCTCTTCGAAACCTTCATTAAACCTGCAGAAGCTATTTCTGTCACTTTTCTAAGCTCACGCAGAGTAGCAGTTTCAGATTCAGTGATCTGTTTAACTCGCTCTTCTGTTAACCCCAAACTCTCCCACTCTAATCCACTAGTATGTAGTGATTCGCCTAAACTAACAAAGGCTTCTTGAGAGTCTTCTAACACGGAGCTCCCCATATTACCCCACATTTCATTTATACTCTTATCTAATTCAGAACTATTATCAATAAAGATACCTTGTTTAGCTGTAAACTCCTCAAAAGAGGCAGCTAAATTAGAGGTTCTATTAGCAGTATGTTCTGCTGCAAGTGCTACGGAGTTTAGAGACCCGTCTGAGCTCTGTAAAGTTTGCATGTACGCCCGGTATTTTTGATTCGTATCTGTAAAAGTATTTTGTAGGGTTTTAAATGCCTCATCTACCTCTGAAGCGTTTTGGGTAGATAGCCCTGTAATTTTTAGAAAAACGTCCCCCACTATCTGAAGAGTACCCGCAACGGATATTACCTTCAAAGCTGTTGTTACTAAGGTGTTTAGTGCTGTGGTTAATGTACGAACTGCTAAAACTACAGAAGTAGATATTGTAGTGGCCCATCTCTTCCATATAGTTATTCCATGCATCTGCGTAGTGTGTAAAATATCCATCTGTTTATTTATATTTTTAACACCTCTAATAAAGGACTTGAATACTCCTGACCCTTTACTTATTTCACTATAGTAATCTTTTAATACAGAACCACTAGCTGACTTAGCAACTGCGCTGCTATATAGTTTTCTAGCCTTCCCTTTACTTATGTACCCAGCCTTTCTAGACGCTATTACGGACTGCTCTACTTCATCCGTATTAATAGACATTTGCTCTGCTTTACTCTTCCACTCCTTAGATAGGTTTCCTATACTAGGCACTACTTTATTACCTAAATAAGATATTAAAAGACCAAAAGAAGTCATCATAGCAATGGGGGATTTAGCCACTATATCTAATGCTGGAGATAGTATAGAATTAAAAGCTCCTCCCACATTTAAAGCCATATCTGTTACTTTAGAGGATAACACATCCCATTGGTTCGGGTCCATAGTATCATTTAAATGACCAAACTTATCTAAAGCCTGACCTGTAGCAAACTCCATAATAGCCATCTGCTTCTCAAATGTTGTCATAGAAGACACAGATTTATCATTAGACTCTGCCCAGGCTTCCTGCGCATCTTTAAGTCTTAGAATAATACCTAATTCATCCAGTAACTCTGGCTCAGCCTTTACTACACCACGTGTCATTCTATCTAAAGCGTCGGGCACATTACGTCCCAAAGCTAAAGCCGCTACTTTGGCGGCTTTACCCATTTTAATTATATCGTCGGAACCAAAACCTGCAGCAGAAGCTAAAGTAGCAGTATCTGCAGCTTCTTTATAAGTTACGGCCATATCTGTAGCACTCTGGAGTTGTTTAGCTACAATACTTAAAGATAGTCCTGTAGTTTTTCCATACTCTGCCATACCTTTTTTCATCTGAACTAAGTTTGCTGCTTCTCTTAAGCCTCTAAAAGCTGCTCCAAGAGCAAATACTTTAGCGGCATAATCTGCGTACATAGCAACAAAGCCTCCCATACCCGAAGCCATTTTCCCAAAATCGCGACCAGCGGCTCCGGAAACGCCTGCTAAACCTTTCTCCCCTTTATTATACTTGCTGGTATTTCTAGAATTTCTATCCTGTTTAATCCCGGAGAGTGCGGCCTGACCTGCACTCCTTTTCTCCTCTACAGTTCTTCCAGAAGCTACCGCTGCCCTATATCTATTATGCTCTTTTTCGTTAAGACTTTCACCCCTAACTACTCTAAGTTCTCCAGCATGAATCTCCCCTCTAGAGGCTCTGGCTCTCTTCACTTCTTGCATAGTAGCTAGTCTAGCTTTAGAACCTTTTTTCATAGTACGACCAATAGTAGTAATCAGTCTCTCCAAATTCTTATTTAGAAGATTCATTTGAGCATTAGATCGTACAGCTATATCTTTCTGACTTTTAAAAACTCTAGCCATATCTGTAAACTGACTTTCAAACTTAGATTCGTGTGCACCGATGGCTTTAGTAGTACCTGCTTGCAACACACTACCTATTCCCGGAGACCTTGCAGAATCCTTATAGCTTCGGGAAGATTCTCTTGAGTCTCTACCTGTAAGTCTAGCATTTAAGCGTATTCCCTTTGCCTCAATCAGCTTAATCTGTTGCATAATTGAGTTTTTAAAATACTTCTTATCTATTACTGCTTTAATTTTAAGGGACTTAGATCCTCCAGCACCTAGACTAGCGAAAGCTCGTGATACACTTCTTTGGAATGAGGGTCTATCAACGGATAGCTTAACCTTACGGTTCTTCTTACCCGCTGCCTTATTTAATTCCTTTAAATCAGCTACAGTCTCTTTTAAACCTTTTGAGGTAACCTTAACTAATACTGTTTTTTTATTATCAGCCACTTTAAACTCCGGGAGGTACGCCTTTTTTCGCTTTCGCTTGGGCCTCGGCTACTTTCTTAGTAGCCTTCTGTTTTTTCTGCATTGCTTCAGATCTTCTTCCATCCATATAACGGATAAAGAATAATGCTAATGCTTTATCTTCTAATTTATATATATCGCACAGTTCAGAGAACCCTGCCCAATCCTTACCCATATATGTTCCAGACATCCCATCCCATTTATCTGCTAAAGTATTATAAAGGGTGAAGTACTCTTGGATTTCTAGGGGGAACTCCTCCATCTCTGGAGGTATCTCTTCCTCACTAGGTTTAGTTCCTAGTTGCTCATGAATAGCAAGGATCTTCTCTCTATCAAAATCCTGAGTGATAAATTTAAAGTATCTATCAATTAATTTAGTAACTTCAGCTACTTGGTCTTCGTAAAATTTTGTAGGTCACCTACAACATCTGCTACGAAGCTATCAAAATCTGGGGAATTTTTCATAAGGAGGTAAGCATTTTCAGTACTGTAGTCTAACTCCGCGTTAGTATCTACATCCTCTAGCTCTACTAACATGAAGTCCGCTAGATACTCATACTTAAAGCCAGACCAACCCTTTATGACTGCCTCTACATACAGTTGTAGAAATAAATCATCATCTACTTCTTCCATAGGTTGACGTGTTTTTCTGTCAAATTTAGTACTAGTAGATTTCTTACGAAGCTTCATTAGTTCATCTCGGCCTAAAAAGGTTAGTTTCAAAATGAAATCTTTATACCCCGGGTAGTCAATATCTACTGTTTTAGAGGGGGTCATTAAAGACTCAAGACTTGGTTTAACTGCTGCAACCGTATTCATATTTATATTCCTATATTAAAAATTTTCTGTATTACCTGATAATAATTCAGGGGTGTTTTAAGATTTTCTAACCACTAGGTCTTAGGGTTAAGGCATCTTTGCCTTTATTAAACTTTTTGCTCTCCAATGAGCGAAATTTGGTGAGACTAGTTAAGTAATTGGTTACCTAACAGGAGTTGCAACTCCTTTCATCTCTTAATAAAAAGGCGGCAACCACCTAGGCAGCCGCCTTTATTTAACGTACTACTTATTAAGCGTCTAGGTCTACACTAGTAGAACCTTTATACGTAATAGTAGCTTCATCTGCAGAAGAGAATGCGGTACTTTCAAGACCAGTAAACTCAATAGTTACAGAGACTACATCCGCTACGTCTACAGTAGGGATAGTAAAGTGTGCATGAGGAACACTAACGGACATATTAGGAGCTACTGCGCCACCAATATTCAAGGTCATTGTTCCATCAACAGTTGTATCTGGGTTGGCACTACTAACATCAGACATGAAGTCGTTTAGTAGTTCCTCTGAGTCTGATGCTCCTCCAGATGTTAGATAACAAGTTAATGAACCAGATACTGCACGAGTACCTGTGAAGTGTGATTGAGGTTGGTTAATTACTCCCAATTCTTCAGGGGTTAACCAGGTAATCCCATTATCAAAGGTAAGACTTCCACCTGTTACTGCTAAGCTATACTCTTTCGAACCATTAGCTGCAGTAGCAGTAGCTGTTGCACCACTACCTGCACCACCACTAATATTAATAGTTGGAGCGCTGGTATATCCAAAGCCTCCACTAGTTACAGTAATAGCAGTTACTACACCCCCAGCTACAGTAGCTGTAGCTTTAGCTCCAGAACCACTTCCACCAGTAAAGCTTACTGTAGGTGTACTAGTATATCCAGTACCTCCAGCAGTAACAGCGACAGAACTAATAGTTCCTGCAGCACTTCCATCTAAATCTAAGCCTAAAGTACAAGTACTTAGCTTATTAGTAATGAAGTCTGCTGTAGCAGGAGCTGCTAAATAATCAGTACCTGCAGTAGCTGGGCGGGTAGAACCTACCTCTACTAGAGACTCTCCTTGTCCATTCCAAGAGATTTGGGCGAGACCGTCAATACTAAAGTCTACTTCAGCAGAGTTTAGTACTCCATTCCCAATCTTGTAACAAAGACCTGAATCCGAGAAATAGAAGTAGTAGTTTAACAACTCAAGCTGATGAACATCAGAATCGTTAAAATCTACAACTAAATTGGTAGCACTAGAAGTGACACCTTTAGCACCTGATTCAGCATCAGTAGTACTAGCTACCATAGCATTCCAGAGTAACTTCTCAGTTGCAGAATGTACTGCACTACTTGCTCCACCACCATCTGTATCCTGATAAGGACGTACATAAGTTGTAAAACTAAAATCAACAGGATCTAATGCTGTATTGAAGATCTGCTGTCCACGTTTAGGGGCGTCGCCTGCTTCATTAACAGTAATATTCTGAGTTTGGTTTCCTTGAGAGAAACTAAACCCGTCTAATACAGGGATTTCGTATGTATCGATTCCTGCAGTTCCTGCACTATTGCGTAAACGCCCACCTATAGTACCACTAGCAGCTCCAACCCAGCTGGATCCTACGGTTGATACTATGAGGGTACAATTTCTACTTAAACTAAATGCCATAATAATTTCCTTTATAACAAACTTACCAATATTGGTAAGACTCTTTGTCTATAGATTAGTATTGACTATTATCTTATAATCTATTAGACATTTACATCACTTGATATTTGACTTCAAGCGTTATCTCTCCCACTCCAAAAGGTGCTAATAGCCCCTCATCGGAAGTGATAGATTGAATTCTGATTTCTTGTGTAGTTTTACCTACATCGTAGGTTAATTGATTATTATTATCAATAATTTCCTCTACATCAGTAAAAACTTTTTCTAATTCGTTTACGGGGTCTTCCCCTTGAACGTACATTCTTACTGTAATACCCAGTATACCCCATTTAAATGAGTTCCCGGGTAGGTACTCTCTTACCTCATTTCCCGCTGTTACGCTGAGATAAGGAAAGTCATTTACTTCATCCCAGAAAACTAATTTATTAGTAACATTAGATGCTAAATCTGAGTTATACGTACCAGACCCATCAATTAACTTTAGTTTTGTTACTAAAGCTTCTACGATGCCTCCTCGTGCCCTACCTGCCATTATAATCTCCTAGTCTTTAAGTTGAACTTACTATGTATGTAAGTAGCTGCTACTTCTCTAATAGACTTATCTATTAGAAGTCTTGGGTCTCTATACTGGTTACCTTGTTTAAAACCTCTTTCGAAAGTTTGATAAGGAGACTTCATATAAGTATAGAAAGCTGTTAAGTTACCTTCTCGTGTAAACTGTAAGTCTGTAACTCCTACAGAGTTTGCAAAACGCCCTGTTCTATAATTAAGAGCTGGAGATTTCATGTTGTGTTTTACTTGGGATCTAATTAAGCTATCTATAAGACTTCTTATAGTAACTAAACTAGTAAACTGCCCTCTAGGGTTTTGTAACTTAGCAGTAATTGCGGCTCCCTTTATCTTAGCCTGTTGCTTTTTATAGTTGTTTCGTAGCTTTATAGAATTGTTTTTAACTTTAGAGGCTCGTAACTTAATATGTTTACTTTTTATTTTTCTATTTTTTGAAGTTACTTTAGTAAGTTTCTTACCTTTTATAACTAAGTCTAATACCTTTAAGATTTTATCTTCATAACTAGGACTGGCTTTTAGCTTAGAAATATTGCCTTGAAGTCTTTTAGATAAATTCTCTGCTGCAAAATTATTCAAGTCTTTTAGTACTGTTCTTATAATATCTTTAGTATCTACGTCTCTTTCACCCTTTGACTGATTAAGTTTACTTTCAATATAAACAACTCTTTCGTACTCAGAACCTAATAAGTCACTGAAGTTATCGTCTATTTGTAAATTCTGGTTTTTAAACCAGGTATCTATAGAATCTTCTATTAACCAAGTAACTTTCTCTATAGAAGTATTATTAAGACTACTTGGGGGTAACATGTTTAAAATAATTTTGGTTAATCTATTACCTACAGCTATTTGTTTAATAGGAAAATTGTGTCCAATATCAAAAAACTTTAAATCAATTCTATCACTAGCAGGTAGCGTTTTATTATATTCGTAAAATAAACTAGTTATTTGATTAGCAGCACCTCTAGTACTAGCTAACCTTACGTATTTATTTCTAATATCTTCAGGTAATTCATCTTTATGTTCATATAACCATTCTTTGGCTAGTATAAAGCTGGACTTAGCTCCGATTTTGTTTGCAAAAATTCTTGCATTACCGAAGTTAGAGAAAGTTATCTCAAAACCTGAACCTATCTTGTCTACTCTAAGAATTGTTTTGGAGGGTTTAAAACCTAATATAAAATTAGATATGTTCTCCCACATTCTTACAGCGACTTTAGGCCCTAAGCCATTGTTTTGTACTTCATGGCTTATTTGAGCTTCACTAACTACCAGAACTTGCATGTTTTTAGCTTCTGATATTCTTAAAGCTTTTGTACCTAATGCGTATTCTTTACCGCTGGCAATATCAACCAGTAAATTATCATATACGTCACTAACTCTGCTAAATTTTTTCGGCATTAATCAATATTCCTGTATAGCTCCAGAATACGTTTTATATGGGGTGGGAAATCTGAAGGTGTGGAACCTGCAATATTATTAATGCTAGCAGATCCTGGTATAGCTTTATTGGGTGTTGATTCTTTTTTCATATAATATGTAATTAAATCAAAACAAGCTAGTTTCAAATCGGAAGGAGTAGAGGAGTAGCCACCTTTATAAATCAGTTTTACAGATTTAGTGCCTACAGGGAAGTTAGCTTTTAACTTAGTAACTGCTTGATCTGTAGAGGCTAACTCGTAGTCTCTATCTGCAGTCCAGTACTCAGAAGCTGCTTCGCAAGTCTCTTGAGTTGTATAAGTTGTATTGCTACAACTGCCAGTCCATCTTTCTGCTGTGAAAGACCAGCTCTCACTGTTAGTATGTCCTGTAGTTGCCCCGAAGGTTATAGATATATTACCCTCTAATTGTTGAATAGACCCTGTAATAGCTACATTAGTCTCTTTCCAATTTGAACCCCCGTCCCTTGACCATTTAAAAGTATCTGGAGTTCCTGCGTTGTCAATTTGTATAGTGTAACTACGACCGATTTCACCTGACGACGTATTTGCGTTGTATCCAGTGATAGTTAAATCGTTTAAGCCACTTCCATTGAAAGTGTCATTATTTATACAATTTGTTTCATTTGCTTTTGAAGAAAGAGTACATTGAGCAGTACCAGATTCTAAGAGATAGTAATTATTTGCGTCTGCAAAGTTACTCTCGATGGTAGTTTTGTTTGTAGAGGCACTACCGCGCTCTAATAATTGCACAACTTCCGTAATAGGAAGTTCTGCAGGATGTATTGTATTCTGGTACTCTTCTACATCAAAATACTCAGTTTTTTCACTTGAGTAGTTATCTATAAAAGTGCGCCCACAATAGGTTTTTACAAGCGAACTAACGTGTGTACGCAGAGAGTTAATCTTTGAGTCATTAGTATTACTATTTATATTAGCGTAAGCTTTATATTCACTTACAGAAACTAAATCAGCCATTCCTTTTCCCATTGTATAATTATATTATAACCTAAAGACTTGATATGTTCTAGTCTTTCTATTGTTTCGTTGTGTAACTGTCCAAACGTTTTACTACAGCTTTTATTATAGTCGTCTGGATCGTAAACTTCAGGATTACCGTGCCAGTAATCACCTAAGAACTCGTATACTGTATTAGTCTCAGGATCGTATCCATCGACTTTATAGTTCGCTATCGGATACTGCCGCTCTGTAATAC